CATCGAAATGGGTTATGACAATCGTATGGAGTGCTGCTACTGCTGCTGTATATTTTATAGCTAAATTTACAGGTCTTGTTTAACTAAATAAATCAGGAATAATACAATGGATCATAAAAAGAAAATAGTAGCATTCCTGATTAGTGCAGGATTAATCACTGGTGTTGTAAAGCATGAAGGTTTCAGGGATAAAGCTTACATTCCAGTACCCGGTGATGTACCAACAGTAGGTGTAGGATTTACGAAACGTGAAGATGGTACTCCTGTTCGAATGGGAGATACCATTACTCGTGAACAAGCTGATGCTAGACTAAAGAAAGAACTCTGGAGTTATCGTACAGGTATCGGTAATTGTATCATGGTTCCAGTAACTGAGAATCAAGCTGACGCATTTACTTCACTTAGTTTTAATATAGGTGTAAGTGCTTTCTGTAAGAGCACATTAACACGTAAGTTAAACCAGTATGATTATGAAGGTGCATGTGCTGAGATTCTGAAGTGGGATAAATTCCAAGGGAAACCATTAAAAGGATTAACCAACAGAAGACAGGACGAATATAAAAAATGTATGCAACCTTAATTAAAATCTCAGCAGTACTAGCTTTAGTAATAGCAGCTTACGTATGGCATGTTAACACGCTTAATAATGCAGTAGAACAAGCTGTAATCAACGAACGTAACTCTTTAGTAGTACAGTACAGTAAACAAGCGATCAAGTTACAGGACAACGCTTATTTAGCTGAAGTTCAGTTGCAAGATAAAATAAAAAGGATAACAGATGATAAGAACAAAGCTCTTTCTGACAGTAATGCTAAGTATAACGATCTTCTTAAGTGGTTGCAGTCACAATCCAACGGTGGTAGTACCGGAAAGCAAACCAGTGTTTCCAACAGCACCAGTACTGGAGAAAGCACCAAAGGAACTAACGGACAAGGACTACTACAAGGAAATGCAACGGATACTATCAGACTTGATGGTCCGTTAGTTGATCTTATCGAATTTGCTAGATCAACAGAAGAACTAAAGTTATACCTGTTGACTTGCGAAAGACAATACGATCAAGTACTGGAAGATCAACGGAAGTTCAGGTTACGGTTCACAGAACAGGAACCTTTAAGGTTAGAGAATATGCCTAAAACCGATTAGAACCACCGTAGAAGCGTTCAAAACAACCTCAGAGTACTCTCGGTACTCAACAATGATAAACCCCGTATAGCGGCCTATAATCTAGGTTACTATACGGGGTTTCTTTTTATTAGAACAATTCAGACACTATCGCTGCTTTAATTTTAAGTTCATTAAATTTATTTAAATAACCGATATGCATTATATTACCGTGATAATCTGGTGCTGTAACTAATTTTAGAACTTTATCAGTTTTGTCTAATCCTGCAGTTTTTATTACTTCTTCACCGATTATTTCTAAGAGGTTTTTGTTCTTAGAGTTTATTTTTGGTTTATCGCAAAATATTCCATCTTTTAACCATTTATCGTTTCCTTCTTCATCAACAATTACGGTGTATACGTTAGTCATAGTTCTCCTTAATTATAAGTAATAACAGATTTCATTTCTTGCATAATATAACTAAAGAAAGAATTAGTTAACTCAGGTAGAATCTCAATCATTTCAAAATTATACAAAATGTAATATTCTGTACGGTTCCATTCGTTTTCTAGTAGTTCTAACCTTTGTTCAACCAAGGCTAACTTGTTTCTAAGTTCTTTACCTTCTTCAGTTTCAGTAAAGAATTTTAAATCGGGTTCTTTCTTTGAAGTGTATTTGAAACCAAGGAAGTATTTATCTTCTACTTCTTTTTGTACAATACTTTTAAAGTATTCTGTGTTTTCTTTGGTCTTTTCTAGCTTTTCTTTTAGAAACTGATTCTTTAAATTAGTCCAGATAACAGACTGTCGTAGGATATACGAATGGTAGTCTTTGATTTTAACTAAGTTTTTAATAGGTTGAATATTCATGTTACTCCTTATGGTTAATTAACTGATGAATTCTACCAGATAATCTCTTGGTTTTGCGCCAGTACAACGTTTAATTTCCATGTTTGTTTCGGTATCAATTAGTACCAATGTAGGTAATGCACGAACGCTATGCGCCTTGGCTAATTCTGGTTGTTGATCTACGTCTACTCCAATTAGTTCGATTGAATCAAGGCCGATTGATTGTAGAGTCTTGGACAGTACTTTACAAGGCTGACACCATTCCGCGTAGAATTTTAATAATGTTTTCATTTGTATTCCTTTTGTTAAACGTAAGAAAAGAGGCCGAAGCCTCTGATCTATTTATTGGCATGCCTCACAGCTATCACCTTTACTTGCCTGTACACCAGCTTGGGTATATACATAGTACAACGCAAGAATATTAGGATCAGTAAAAGCTTCCTGATGAACTTCAGCAATCCAATTTGGGTCTTCATCAGCAGAGAAGAACAAGTTAAGTGATTGCCATTGATCAATGTATAAAGCCCTAGCAGAAGCTAATCTTAACACAGCTTTCTGATTAATTTCAAATGCAGTCTTAAATACTTCTTTTTCTTCTGGAGTTAACCAGCTTACTTTCTGCACTGAACCTTGATTGTCTGTAATCTCTTGAATATGTTTCTTAGAGTATACTCCTTTTTTCTTCATTAGTTCCAGCAGTACAACATTTGTTCTATCTACTTCACCAGCAGATGTAGTCTGTGTATAACTCATAGCAGGATCAGGATTGATACCTTCGGATACTCCCCCCATTAATAAAGCAGTTGACTTAGTAGGGGCAATAGCGATTAAGTGAGTGTTACGTACACCATAACCTTTGCACCACTCTGGTTCGCCTAGTTCCTTAGCCATGTCTTTAGTAGCTCGTGTTGCTTCCTTCATGATTAACGCAGAGATACTTTGACTCAACATATGAGCATCAAATGATTCAAACGGAAATCCTTCCTGCATGAATAACGTATGAATACCGCATAGACCTAAACCGAGTGCTCTGGATTTCTCCGTGAACTTAACTGCTTTTTCTAATCCACGAATACCTTTAGCTCGTTGAATAAATTCACCAGCAACACAATCAAGGAAAATAGTAGCCCAGTATACAGCATCAGTATCTTTCCATTCATTGTACTTAGCACCATTCATTGAAGACAACACACAAGTATAAGTTAATTCATTGCTATTATGAAGCATTATTTCCGAACATAATTGCGAGTTATTAATAAACAACCCTTTATCTTTGTATATTAACGGACGTTTTTCATTAGCTTTATCAATAAAAAAGAAGTAACCTTTACCAGTTACCATCTTAACTTTCATTGCTTTCTGAAACCTATTTACAGCCTCAGGATCACCGTTATTTAAGCGATCAATAAATGATTGTTTAACTGTCCACCCGATATTTAAATCATCACCTTCTGCGGATAAATGATCAAGTAATTCGTAGAAGTCTCCGTGTTCAATATCTAAGTAGCAAGCCCACGCTCCCCTACGTGCAGTACCTTGTGCGATACTCCGCATAGCGTTAACGTGTTCTTTAACAACAGGTAAAATACCTGATGCTTTACCACCTACACTGATGCTAGAACCACGAGGACGAATAGCACTTAAATCTGTAGCTGTACCGAATCCATGTTTAGTCAGCATTGCTACCTCATGTAGGTTGGTATAGAAACCATCTACAGAGTCTTCTGCTACTGTTCCTGAGCATGATACAGGCATTCCTCGTGTGGTTCCCATGTTGGCTAGTACTGGTGTACTTGGTGATAACCAACCTTTCCATAACAGTTCAAAGAACTTTGATTCAGCTTCTGCTTCAAACTTAGTTCCTACTAGATGACTAGCTGCAGTTTTAGCGATACGTTCAAACTGACCACGAACAGATCGACCGTTGGTTTGATACTCATACTTATCTTTAAACATCTGGAATCCACCAGTTGAGTACCATTCAGGTACTAGACCTTCCTGTTGTAATCGCTTACGTTCTTCGCTAAGTTCTTTGTATATGTTTTTACTCATTTAGTGCCTTCCATTTGAATTCTGATTCATCCCAATTTCTGTTGTATTCCCGACCTACACCCGCAAAGAAATCATTAAATTGAAATTTGTTAATTCCATCGTAGAATGTTTCTGCAATAGGATTGTATTTAACATCATACTCCTTAGTGTAACCTAATTCTTTCAAACATTCATTAACTCTAGACTGAACAAAGCACTCCAATTGATGTGCTGTTACTCCGGGAATATTACCCTTTTCAAACAACATTCCAATAATCTTGCACTCATGTTCATAGATTCTGCGACCGGCTTCACGTACCGTTTGTTCTAGTTTCACTAAGTATTCTGGTGAATAATTACCTTTAGATAATTTATATTTAAACGACCAAGCACCAGCTAATGAATGTAAGTTTTCATCACGTACAGAGAAGTTAATTCCTCTGACTACGTTGAGTAGCTTGTTCTTACCTTGAGACTGATAGTGCTTCAAGAAAGCAAAGCTGCTATAAAGAATAACACCTTCAACCATGCTAAATGCTGCCAATGAAATCAAATCATCTTCATGATCAATGATTTCACCAATATGTTCTACTCTAGCTTTCAACACAGGATCATCCAGATACGACAGATAGAACTCAGGAGTATCGATATGTAGCAACTGATTAATCTTGTTGTAGAACGGTGCATGTACTGCTAGTTCAAACATAGAGAATACAGAAGCCATACGATGAAACTCCGCACCATCAAACATCTTCTTAAAACGTTCGCCCCAATATTCAGAACCTGCGTGAGTTTCATAAATGCTAAACAGCTTCAATGTAGTAATCACTGCATGTTTTTCTGATTCACTAAAGTTAACAAGTACATCCTGAATATCTTTCTGTACGTTAATTTCTTCAGCAGTCCAGAATACTTTTAGTTGTTGTTCTGCGAATTCAACAGGCTCTGACCTTTCGTTAATAGGTAGTAAATAATTTTCCATTATAGTCCTTATTCTGTCATTCCACGTAATCTATACAAATCGAACACTAGCTTTGATCCCCCAGCTTTATCCTTAGCTTCTTGTGAAGCATGTCCTGATGTAATCCATTCTTTATCTAAACGCTCATTACCAACAAACCTACTACCTGTGATTAAATTACCAAACCTATTACGGTGTTCTACAACTTGACGTTCATAGTTCTGGCTAACTTCCATTCCTAGGCCGTATAACACCTCTTTAAGCTCTTGTTCAGAGTTATCTACCCAATCCTCGCTGTACTTACGATCAATCGTTTGTAGCTCGGATAAACTGATGTATACCAGTGCGATGATACTGCTCATTGTTATTCTCCTTGTTCTAGTTTTACGTTATTTGGAATAAGCTGACGATATTGAATCCAGTCACGGATATTACCTGACCATAAAACACCGTTTCGATCAATGTGTGTAATACCTTCAGGCCAATCTTCAGGATAAACAGAATCTTTAGACTCAAATACTTGACACTGATGTTCTGTTGGACTAGCGTGTGTTGGTTTACTCTCAATTAATCGTTTGTATACTACTTCAGCTTTTTCCAATGATCCATCAGATTTTCTATAAGACACTTGAGCGCAGCTTGAAACTGAAATCATTAAAGCTTGTTCTAAAGTAATTTGATTACCTAGTTCATCCCAATACCTCTGTGTACCTAGTTCATCCCAATACCTCTGTGGAAAAGTTCCATTAGCTTTCTGTGTACGTACATACGGTAAATGCCATGCACCTTCTTCTAACCAGTATGGTTCATTATAATCATACTCATACTTCATCTTAGCTGCAAGCTCTGCAATCGTCGGATCAGCATCGACATGATCACGTAAATAAAACCAGTTAGCATAGTTCGTAGCAGTCAATACTACCTTCATGTGCTGATAAGGTTCAGTAATACGGTTAATAACTTGCTTATGTGCTCCGACATCATTCATTACTCTAGCATGAGCCACAGCATCACTACACGCATGTAACCATAACTGCTTAACAGACTCTTTCGATACTGAATCTAGTTCTTCCTTAGCCTGCATTCCGGGTTGATTCTTACCCCACTGTGAAGGCATTGCAGGATTAGCTTCAATTAAATCAATCATTGTCTTGACTGGAATAGCTCGTGAACTAGCAGCATTGCGTGAGAACACACGATGCGTCATTAGTTCACTATGGATAATTCGTGGGTATTCCAGTTCAAACGTTGTAACTCGGGTTCCTCGTTCGTTAATACTATCTGCAATAATTTTAGCTTGTACTGTCATAAACCTCCTTAATTAAATCCAGAATGAGTCAAAGGGAGGTTGTTTGTTCTTCACATGATATTCACCATCATTTACTTCCACTACAACTACCTGCTTATCATCGATGGTAAATTCATCACCTAACTTACGTTCTACCTTTGGTTGAACAGTAAATACTTTAGTTGGGTCTTGATCTTTAGTTACTTTCGTATCAAAAGATTCTTGTTGTGTTTGTACAACAGTATTATTTTCTTTTTTCATATATTATTCCTTCTTAAAACTAACGTTGGGACTAGTATTATACCACACTGAACCTAATTATTCAGTTTGTTTTGACGCTATATCGTAGTAATAATTTAGTTTCTTTTGTTTACCTTTAATATATTCATTGATATCTAAATTATCAACTACTTCTAGTTCTTTGGTTTTATCAAGTTCAGCAATAACTGCAGCTAAATCCAACAGTTCTTTCTGCAGTTTAACCAAATTACTTTCACCGTTTGTTTCTCGTGGGTCTTTTGATTCATAACCAAAGAGACTGCATTTGATAGCAGCTTGAGCTACTTCTGCAGCTTCTTCTGCTAGTTTAATCAGTAAGTATTTTTTGTATTTCATAATGGTTCCTTTAGGTCTTGTTCATTAAGTAGCTCTTTTTCTAAGATAAACATCAGGTCTGTAATCGCACAAGCAAGGTGGTGTGTACCTGACTCTTGATCAATCTGTTCACCACGCTTATACGCCCATATATGACGTTGTGCAGCAGCAAAATACCTACGTCTACCTTCTGGAACCAATCGCCAGTTATCAGGAGAATATTTTTTAGCTCCAAACGTAAGTACCTTTACAAATTCTTCTAACGCTTCTGGTGGAATAAGATCATACCGTGATTTCTCTTGATCATATTTGGCACCTTTAGTTTTATCAAATAACACATTACTCATTAAAGTCACCCTTCCTTCGCTGTTGATTATTTTCTGGAAAACAATCACTTAAATTGTTCTCAATAAATCCTTTTGGTTTTAAGTATTTACCATTAATATCACGGATTACATATTGTTTATACACAGGATTAAAACTAATTGTAGTTTCTTTACCTTTACTTCGGTAGTATTCTACCGTATCTTCTGCTGTCTGTCGATCTGTTGGAAACTTAGTTAAGTTATTAGAGCCAGTTTTTAACATAGATTTTTCTAAGTTTGCACCTTGACGTTCTAACTTTTGCATGAATCCAAATACAGTAACAAGGATATCATTACATGCATCTAATTGTTCTACTAGGTCTTCTTTGTCAATAGCTTCCAGTAATTCATCAACTTCAGATTGAATATAGCCGTGTTGTTTACGTTTGCTATATTCACTTAATTCTGTAGCTTGACCTGCAATTACACAGCATTTTTTAGAGTCTTCAAAGAGTTGATTAAGTGGTGTGTTCATTGTACCTCCGTTGGATTCTCTAGTTTAAATTTAACTGCTTTATAGTAAGTGAAATAACCGTTATGGCTCATACTCTTAGCTTTACGTTTAGCATCACCTACTCTGGAGTAAAACTGACTTACTCGCTTGTTTGTGTTGGTGTCAATAACACAAGATACTTCTTCAAACATACTTGACATATTACCTCCTTTACATTATCTGTTTTACAAATAAGAAAACCCTTCAGTATCTCTACCGAAGGATTGTCTGTTGTTGTTTTAATTATACCTCATTTACAAGTTTTAGACAAGTAAACTCTTACGTTTTTCTTTAGTGTTAATTGCTGTCTTACTACGATGGCGAGAACCACAATCATTACACTCATATTCTTCGTACTCACAAGCAGGAGTATACACTGAATTACCTGTCTTAACAATATCTTCACTATTGCATACAGGGCAAATAACAGTAGTATCTTTTGTGAAAATAGCAGAATTAACTGGTAGATTAGAATGCGGAGCTAAACGATGATAAACAGCATAAAGTAAGTCAACATCCTGAATATTGTATTCGAGCATTTCTTTTAGACTATCTTCACTTCCAGCTAAACATCCAATCCAAGTGTTAATACCGCTATGGTCAGCTTTATCACCTTCACCTAATGCTACACCAAGAGAACCTAGTCGATTACTCTGAAAGCGCATCTGTTTAGCTAACTTAAGAGTATCGATTGTTTTTACTTTCTTCATTGGTAGCATTCTATTAATAACCATTCTGCTCTTAATTGCAGGTAGATCAAAACGATCAATATTATGACCAATCATAACATCTGCAGTTTCAGCTAGAGCGTAAAGAACAGCACACAACCTGCTGTCATCGCCAATCTGAGCTTCTTGTGAACTCAAAGCTAACCCCTGAGTTACTGCAGAGTGCATCCAACGCCACGAAATACTAAGGATAACTCCACCTTCACGTAGGATATTATCTTGGCTTAAATTAGCCTTAAAACGTTTAAATGTAACTGCAATGTCAGGTGACGTTTCAATGTCGATGAATAAATATTTAGCATTAGGTTTCTTACTGTATTCAACAGCAGTTCTATTATATGTTTCGTTAACTGAACTTTTAGATACTCCTAGAATTTCAGCAATTCGTCGTGAGGACCAACCTTTGTTTTTTAGCTCGACAATTTTAGATTGAATTTTAGTTGAATGTTTCATTAAGTTTCCTTTACGGTTTTGATTAGATTGAGAATAGTAATATAACCATGCTCTCGTTTTAGTATAGCTTTATTTAGTAGCTTTCGACGTTCTTTTAAGTTAGAACCATGTGGTTGACCTAGTTGATTCAATAACAAATTCTGTTGTGTTACTTTTAGTTTATTAAACTCAACAATAATTCTCTTAACCCAACCGGGATGACGCCACCGTCTATCCACAGGTTTGTCTAAGTAGTCTGCACATTGTCTAAGGAAGTCTGACAACTTACCATTATACCAATGATTCAAGTATCTTACTTGTAGGTTCTCAAGTTTACCTAAAAGCATATTAGCATTACCATTGAGAGCACCACGTACTAACTGTTCGTCATCATGAGCGTGATCTACGTGTGTTCTAGCTGCAGATAAATCCTGACCTGATATCGCGCATTTGTTCTGTTGTTCTTTTAGAAGTAATGCGCGTACTCTAGCTACGTCTTTACTGTTGTATAAGTCTTCTGTTTTAATTGCAGCCTCCTTTCATAGTTTTATCCCGTAATTATTCAAGAATTTATCTAAGTTTAACATGTCATCCTCTGTAGTCATCATCCTAGCACAACAGAAGTATAACTGCAACATCCTACGGTAGTCAGCAATATGCATAGAACCGTCCCAAGCAGTATAAGTGAACTCGGAAGGATACCACACCCTGTATTGATCAATAACCGCTTGTAGAGCTTCCTGATGCGTTTTACAGGTACTCAGTATTTTATATGCAGCTTGTTTACCAAATCTAACGTTAGCTAGTTCACAGGGTTTGTAATCGTCACTTGGGTCGCCATTTAAAAACTGGAAGCAGAACCAAATGAAACCTTCACCTTTAACTTCCTTATCTGTTTGCCATAGGCTACCAAAATCAGGTACTAATCTAACTTCTGGATTATCTTGAGTATAGTCATAAAGACTCAATCCTGAGTAAGCAGCAGAGTCTTTGTCAACAGAAATAAGAATAGGTGTGTAACCTTTACCTAAGTACTTATAACCTTGGATGATTACATCATCATCACATTCTCTGTTCTTAGCAACAATACTTGGGTAGTTCTTGTAGAGATAAGTTTTAGCTTCACGTAACCATGTTGGCCTCAGAGTCCCAATTCTAGAACCTTTGTATTTTGAAGGTAGTGGTAGATCATCCCTCAGATTAGTCAAACCCTGAATACACATAAGCATTTCATCTGCGAATAAATCAGAGTTAATCTTTTCAATCTGATTCTTCATGATCTTAATACACTTAGATAACTCACCCGGTACTAACTTATCGGTGAATTCGTAGTTTTCTTTTACGAATTCCATTCCCTTGTTCTTTAGTACTTCCTTAAATTCTGTTCTGGTGTTGAACTCTTTAGTTCTACCAGATGGTAAATGTTTAACTTCTACTAATCGTTTGTCTACGACTGCAGCAGCACAGTAAGCTATGGCATCTGAATCGTATATTGTAATAATTTTACTCATTCTAAATATTCTTTCCAATCTTCGTGAAAGATGCAGTTATCTGGAGCTAACTTAAACATAGGTGCAATTTCAGCGTCTGTATATCCTGCAAGACCACAACCGATTTTAGTTACGATGTAATCAAGCTCAGGATTTTCCCGAGCTAATTTCTTGAACAACATGACTTGAGATTCAATGAGATGCAGACTTAGTGTTTCAATATTTAAATCTTTAGTAGCAATGGCATAACAATCCCCAGTATAACCCATACCACACCCCATAACTGCACCAAATTTATTATGTGCAAATCTTGCTGCTCCAGCACCATATAATCCTCCAAGATTGCTACCAAATACAAATATTTGATACTTGGATAGTTTAGTTACATTACCAGTGTAGTAAGTGTAGAAATTCTCTTTAACAATTTGCATAATTTATCCTTTCATAGTTAGTAGGCATTATACAATAAAACCTTCCGTTTTACGGGAAGGTTCATTTAAATTAACTACGAGCTAGTTTAATAGCTGCTAGGATATCTTCAGATTTAGCGTTAAGATCATCCACTTTATTCTGAACAATACTTTTAGCTACAGCACTTAGGATAGCAGCGTCGAAACCTGCCTCTTTTATACTATCCTTAACCTCTTTAATCTCTTCCTTTATACTATCTTCGGCTGTATAGTGACGGACTAGTTCTGCGATATATTCCTTTTGTGTACTCATTGTTTACTCCTTATTTACCTGAACGCAGTGCGTAGAAGAAACCAGACAACCATATTGTGGATAACCATGTCCAGATGTTGACTGCGATTGCAAGTCCAAATAATGTATTCAATGCAAGGATGGTAATAACTGGTCCTAGACCGATTAGTGCAATAAGAAGTAGAACTACTAAAACAATTCCGAGAGATTCTGTTAGTTTTGACATTTGTATATTCCTTTATAGAGTAAGTGAAGATTGAATTATAGCAGATTTCTTTCTGTTTTCTGCATTTATTTTACGATGTTCTTTACCGTGACATTCTGTGCATAACCACATTACGTCTAACCAATGTTCTTCTAGATATGACCAATGGTGACCTTCGATTTCACAATCAGTTTTACCACAGGCAGAGCAGATAGTTGGACGAATAAGTTTACCGTCACGTAGTGCATTAGAAAGTTCACATTGAGCTTTTCTTTTGATCTTGTTTTTAAGTGCCCACTCAGATTTACTTCTATCTACTTTGGCTTTAAATTCTGGATCAGTTGCATACTTTAATTTAGTCTTAGCTGAAAATTTACTAGAACGCTCAGAACCCGGATAACTTCGGTTTCTATCGTATTCATTATAATACTCAACTTTATCTAATCTGTTTAGAATAACATCTTTCTTGTTGCATTCCTTGCACTTATTAACGTGACCGTCAGCCATCTTATAATGTTTATAAAATGCAGAGAGGGGTTTAATCTCTCCGCACTTAAAGCACTTTTTATGCTTTTCCTCCATTGTTAGAAATCATACTTAGCCATTTTACGAGCTTTACTGGTTGTCTGATCAAAGTAAGCTGAACCTGTAATAAATGGTAGGTCTTCATCCATATCATCATCCTGCGGCTTCGGTGCAGCTTTAGGTTTAGCTTTAGGTGCTTCCTTAGTTTTAGCACTAGGTGGGACTTTGACTGAACCTCCGTTATCATCACTTGCGGAATCATCAGCGAATTCATCACCTACTTCATAATCACTTCCACCACCTCCTTCATAAGGAATTAGCTTCGTTACTAAAACGTTCTTCAAACGAGCAACCAAACCGTAACGAGTTTCGCCAGCTTCATAAGAGACTGTACCGTAGCTACCATTACCTGCTTTTTCTGTACTAGTCAAATCAACAAGTGTAGCCCCTTGTTTTTGTAGTAAACGAGGACGGTATTTAACCGGTAGTGGAATCTTTTCTTGAGTAGCTTTGTCAGTGATTTGAGAATTCTTCTTTAATGTAATCACATAAAGATTCTTTTCTGAACCTTCAGGTGGTGCACATTTGTAGATACCTTCAAATTCACTACGTTTTACTTTACGTGCAGCTTGTTTCGGAAACTCTGCTGCAAATGAATCAGCAGTATCTTCGTCAACAACAACTCCGCACTTATACTCTTGTCCTTTATCCTTGTCGAAGCAATCAACAGGTTTTTCCAAGCAAGCAAATACTAGCATACCGTTTAGTTTCATTGTGTTTGTAGTCATATTAAATCCTTTCAAGATTCTTGGTTAATTTAGTAGTTTTACAAAGGTCTACCAACCTTAATTTTATTGGTGGGAGTATCAATATTTCCGACTATCATGGCTTAGATGTATCTAGAATCATCCACGAGTAAGTAATTGATCATCGAGGCTGGACATTTCTGCACTCCCGTAATTGGTGCGTCTGGAGGGATTCGAACCCCCATGATGGACAATGTAGAAGACTGTTAGCTTATCCGTTAGCTCACAGACGCATTTTAAGTTAGCATTATACCACAGTTTCCTCAATCTCTACTCCGTTAATCCTGAAATATTCAATATCAGCTTTAACATTCTTAATACCTACGCTGTAATCAATATTAACCACTTGATCAGCCTTACCATTAACGTACCGTGTAGCGGTATTACCTTGGATTAATACTAAGTTAGGTTTCATAAGTTACTCCCGGAAGTACTCTACTTTAGTAACAGGTACTGGTTTACAGAAGAAGAACTCATTGAACTGATAACCATCGTAAGAACTCCAAGTACCTTGCAGAGCTACAACAACAGATAAATCCTCCGATTCCTGCTTGAACTCAAGATAAGCTGTACAGTCAGATTCACTATCGTTATCATAATCAAAAGTAGGTGCAGCTTGAATCATTGATACTTTCAAACCGTATTCTTTACCGATTGATTTTCCGAAACTATAATCTAGGTTCTTCATCATATCAGTCTTAGTTTCTTTACTTACGTTGGTAAGTGCTAGTGAAACTAGTGCTTTTAGAATAGTTACTTTATCTACCATGATTTATTCCTCTACCTTAAAATACTGAGTAACCATTACTTCCTTTGGTGCAACAAAGAAAAATTCATCGAATTCACTTCCGATATACGATTGATACCAACCGCTGAACTTAACAAATACTTCAGCAGTACCTTTGGTAAACTTATACACAGACCAATAATCTTCGCCTTCGCCTTCACCACCGTGGTTATCCATGTGTTCGAAACTGATCTTATTTTCAGCTAGTTCATCACGGAAAGCAGTGAATTCTTCGTTATCGTAATCACTATTGTATTCATCACTCATTTCTGACTCAAAGAAATTATCAATAATTTCACTATCGGCATCCTTCAGGATTGCAGTTACTAGTTGCTTTAGGTTTGTTGTGTTTGTCATTTTAAATATCCTTTACTTAATTTGTTAATTGAACCGAAATTTAATTATACCGCAATTTTACTTAGTTTATCTTTCACACTTAAAAATTTACCTTCATCGAACAATTCCATTACTTCAGGGTAATTATCGATCGCAAATTCTCTGAACCAACCTTTACATAAAGTAGTACAGACTTTATTCAGAGCTTTATTATAAGCTAGTTTCGCAGGATATTTCCAATCCTTTGGAACCATGAATCTTTCTGTAGCAATTACATAAGTTTCTTCAGCTACACACTGTAGTTGTTCTGCGTGTGTTAAACCATCCCATAACTCTTTACTGCACCAAGCTTTAGCATGATCGCGCTGTAATCTAGTATACATCGGTTGTTCTTGATACGCGAATAATTTGTGCAAATCGTCGTGAACATACTTCTTCGTTACTGCGTCATCAAAGAAATCATCCACAGCTTGATTTAGGTTTGGACCTTGCTGTGGAAATTGCTTCTTTGTCAGTTCTGTTCTATTAACAAGCATTGCTTTGTCTTCAATACTCATTGATTTCATATAAGGTGCAAGATGTTTATGGTAGTGCGTCACATGTTTAGAGAACCCAAGATCACGCCACAAATGACTGCGCTTAACAATACCCAACCCTACTAGATTAACCACATGTACAACCTTATCGTTGTACATGATAGTATTATAATATGTTGTATATTTAGCTAATTTATAGTTATCCAGAAAGAACCAAGGATGATGTTCTGCACCTTCTATTGGTTCTTTACTAATGATGTCCCAGTCAGTATCTGGTTTAATCAAACCAACATCGTGCCAGTAGTCCAACGCACGAGAACCAATCAGTAAGTATTCAGGTTCAACCAAGATATTCTCCATCATCAAATTCCTTATAAATAGTATTCTGTGTTTCTAAAGCAATGATTCTACAGCAATATACTTCCTTATCCAGAACTTCCGAAGTAATTGCATATTTAGTGTTGCTTACATTCTCGGAATCAGGATGATCGATTGGGAAAAGCAAAGCGCGATTACCTAGAATAGCAACACCTGCTTTACGACTGAATTGTACTACACGTTTGTTCATTATTACTCCTTATCGTTTTCGCTAGAAGCGATAACTTCCTTATCTACAGATTTTAACCTGCTAGGTGTACCAACGCAAGTATTAGCGTTAATTTTAACCCATTCAATAGCTTCACCAACAGTTTTACATTCGCTTTTATGAACATCGTAATTACCACTAGCAAGCCAAAAGTTACCGTCGGTATCTCTAAATCCAGTTTCAATATCCCTGTAACCAAAACCAGTCATCCTGTTAAGAACAGTAATACTCCCAAGGTTAGTATGGAATGCAAATTGAATATCACGATCACAATCATTGTAGAAGTCTGGTTTACTCTCAACTAAATGAAAATTATCTGGACTGAATTCTGAGTCTAATTCAACTTCTGACCAACAATGCTTTCCATGATCGTTTATGTATTGTTTCATGATTTACTACTCCTGTTATTTAAGATGACTGAATTGTATCATGAATTTCCAATAATTTAAGAACATACATGGAAACTTTATATCGACCTAACGAACTGGACTTCCACATAAAAGCTGGTGTCTTACCTCCGAATTGATCTGCAGGTATCTTCCACCATTCTTTTACTTTCTGTTTATCCTTAAATGCTAATGTAAGTACTTCGTTTATTGCTACTTTAGTGTTGTATATCATTTGTTATTCCCAAGCAACAGCTACTGTTTCCTGAACACCACTGTGACAAACATAAGCACTCGCACACCACATACCAGCCTTTAATTTATCATCAAAAGTACGAATAGTATCCAGACCTCGGTTTACCTTGGTTTGTTCTTTCAGATGATCTTCAGCATCAACCCAAGGTCTAGCAATTACTAAACATGCACTTGCAACATGACCTACTACATATGCTCGTGGGTATACATGTCGCAATGGTTTGATTGGTTTAATACCTTGCTTTTCCAGCCAGTTTTTAATCAAAGTACGAGCTTCTTTTTCTTGTTTGTTCATTTATTGTTCCTTTCAATTATTAGACGTATTAATCTTTAAATAAGTCAAGAGGAATATCAGGACAAGTGTGGTATTCCCACCATTCAGAACCATCGTATTCTCCACGAGTACTCCAAGTTCCGTCAGTATACCAGATTGTACCAAATAGTTCTTGACCACCGTAACCTGAGTCATATTCTTTATTTATTTGGTTTAAAAATAATTCTAAATCACATCTGTAGTAACCTAGAGGAATAACATAACTTACAGAGTCATGCCATCCGGGATCACCAAAAGTAAGTTTTGCACAAAGGATGGTTTTATTCTTAGTGTGTTCTAGGAATTCTTGGTTAGCGTTTGTGTTCATGAAAATACACTTTCTGTCTTGTTATATTGAATAAATTTCACCGTCCTTTGCTGTGGGACAACAAAATTACATTCAAAATCACCATAGTAACCACTAACATCAACTAAGACGGAAGATTTGTTACGTATAAATTTGTAAACTGTTCCCCACGGTTCATCATCTGGATCATGTTCTACACTAATAATCTCTAGAACAATACCTTTGCTTTTAAGTGTATCAATAATAAATGGGTCTAGATTTTCAAGTTTCTCTACAACCATTTCTTCAACGTAATCTTCTAGTTCATTTGTTAGTACTGATTTGATTACTTTCTTCAATCCTCTAGACATTTGGTTTCCTTTCAATGATTAATTTCTTAGCTTCAGTAATGTAGTAATTATAGTCGATATCCCACTCAAAATTCTCAATGTTGTTGCAAGTTTTTACATTCCATTGAGTGTCAATACCTAACTCACGATCTTCCACAGAATCCTTACCTTCCAATGGTGGCATTATCTTGATCAACTTACCACCATTTACTGAAGGATAGTACCTACAAATATTCTGTTGCTGAATCTCAATACCATCTTCCATACGCATCACAAGCTTAGAACTACGTGGTACTTTGGTACGTAACATAAAATCAAACTTTTCCTTGTGACCACGGATAAATTCCTCAACATCAGTACTGTGGATCATCGCAGCTTCAGCAGCCATTGGAATAACTAATCCACCTTGATTCTGGTGCCAACCTAAACCTTCATACTGATATGCACCTTTACGTTTAGTCTTACCATTAGTGTACACAGCAATGTAATTATTCACATCACGAATATACATCTTAGAATAATCCACAAATTCTAACTGCAAACCAACGTCTTTTTCCCACTGAGCACAAATTTCTTTGTAGTCATCTTCGGTATCTCGCAGCATAGCAACGGTAACACCATCGGTGTTCAGTTGAACAAGCTTCAGTCCATTGACCTTCAACAGACGATCTACCAACATCAACAATGATAATTGACCGTTGATTGTAATCTGCATAGTGAACTTAGGATCATAGAACACAGAATACTTATCATTGGACTTACCGTAGCACCCATTCAACGCTAACTTCAACATAGCATTTTCTGGTGTGCTCTTATCATAGGACTTGCGTTGAATATACAAACCTTCATAAATATCACAGAAAGCTTCGCCTAAGTGTTCAGGATAGATTCGGTTTGATATGGCAAGGTTAGGGTACATTGAAGCTACATCTGCATCGCGTAGTAAATAACGCTTTGTTTCTGTGACTACAGTTTCCGATAAACTCGCATGGATACCACCTACTCCAAAATCAATTCTAAGGCCGTTTATAACAACGTTTAGACATGTGGCAATACGGTAGCAGCCCCAGTAGCTAATCTTCGGTTTACGAGCCTTTTTCTTCTTCTTGCTGATATCAGGATTACCATCAGCATCCAAAGCATATTCCATTACGTGTTCACCATTAGAATTAAACACATATTCAGTAGCTTTTAGTTCTTGTTCTTCGATCCATCCTAACGGATGATTTTTCTTGAACAATAATAAATCTTGTTCTGTTGGTTTTTGCTTGAATCGTTCTTTCTTTATTTCCATTTCAGCATACTTAGCAACATCACCTAAACGATGTTCTTCAATATCACTGAACACTCCTTTAGTTTCAGTAATAACTTGCTGACTAAACCATTTGTGAATAGCTTGAAACTCTGGACGATCAAACTTGTAATAACCAAACAAGCATTCACCGATATTAATCTTGTCGCGTTTGGTCTGCTTCATTACAAGCTTACCACCTTGGTATTTCTTTAGTTCAATACCAGCTTTCTCCAGTTCCATCTGAAAGAACTCAGCGCCAATTTTAGTGTCATCATCGTTAGTAAAATCACGACCGAGTTTAATACTCAGTTCATCACGGAATGAAATCTGTGAACTTGACTTGTTGTAGAACTCCAGAGTACACCACACATCGTGCTCGTTGTACTGGATGATCTTATCCATATCTTCGCTGGTTAATTCTTGGTCTACAGCGAATGGTAAATCTTCAATGTTTGGTAAACGCATATTGAATTCCAGCATCTTCAAACCAGTAGCTTTTGCTTTGTTATTGAAGTGCCAAATTCTATAAAGGTCTACTTGTTTAATGAAACGGTCTGCTGTACGAACAGTATTACCAAAGCCATCACGGAAACTATCGATCTGTTCCTGTGCGTATTTAAACACGAGTGCAGCAATAGCTTTACCAGTCTCAGGTAAACGCTTACGGTTCTCCATTAGTTTATGGATGATAGGATAGTCGAATCCAATAGAATTGAATCCAACCATACGGAAGTCTTTATCTTGCAAGTAATCCAAACAAGCGAAGATTTTATCTATTTCGTTCTTGCGTTTGCTTACTTCAAATGTGCGCTTATGTTTACCATCTGCACGAATAATACTAAAAGTAAAGCAATGTTTGAAGGTTTCAATATCGTACACGTAATCTTCAAATACATTCATCCTAACTCCTTAAATGATAAAACGGTAGTCTACCATAAGATAGCTACCGTTTTATGTTGTTAAATTTTATTTTCCATGACGGTCTGTATAACCGGCACCTTGTTCATTTACTTCATCAATTAATTTATCTCTGGTTTCTATAGCTAGTTTAAGAGCTAAATCATCGCCGTATTTCACACAAGAGAAACCTCTTGTTTTCCATTTACCGTTGAACACCACAGACACCGTATATCTTCTAATTAATGTACCTCTGTGATTAAAACCTTCATAATAAGATATACCAGTATAACCTGTATTGTTATTCTTATTCATTGTTCTATTCCTACCGTTTAAAGCAGGAACTACAATTCTTAGATTTACAATTCTGTTGTCTGATCTATTCCCATTAATGTGGTCTATCCACAGTCCTTTTGGTATTTTACCATTGTGTAAAAACCAAATAATTCTGTGTATTTTATAACTGTGTCCAAGACCATGTAATTTCCAATAACCATCTTGTTCGTCTAATGAACCAACAACATCACCATTGGTTATTTTCGATGATTTAGAAGCTTTTGAAATCCAGCGCAAACCACTTGGACTAGATTCATCATACAGTAGATAGTCTTTTAATCTATCTGAATATTTTTGATCCAATTTTAAGTAAGTCTCTCTTAGATAAAGATTTTCTATACTAGCATTTAATTTGTTATGATCTTTAAAATAAACAGAATAACCATCTGGAATTGGACCGTTATGCATTATCCATATAATTTTAGGAATTGAATATAAATTCTTTTCATAATTCAAACTCAAATAATTTTCTGAATTTACCCCACCAGCTTGATTGTTATTTGAACGATTTACCAAGGAGTTGTTCCTAGCTTTCCTTTTGTGTTTCCACCTTAGAAAACTTGCAGACTCCTTGGTATATTCAAATATTTCTGACCATTTTATTGAATTTAATCTTTCATTAGATTTTGTATAATTTGGCATTGATTTCCTTATAATAGTTATGAATATGTGATTATAACACAACTACTATATTTAAGTCAATACTAAAAATTAATTTCTCGACCACTTTCATTCAAATAATCATCCAAGTCATGAAGAGTGTGTTTCTCATTATCATAGTAATACATTCCAGCGATACCTGTCTTTCCAGTCCAGCGAATCTTAGTTGCCTTCATTGTAGTGGTGTTGCGTTCTATATCATCAGTTGCTTCTTTGTTTCTACTGAAAAGTAAATTACACGCAGCACTTTTATATAAACCGCTATTTCCCATTAAGTCTTCTTCATGTAGATCAGCACCAGCAGAGCCTGCTTTCTGACCACCACCAGTTTTTCTGGTGTGACATACGTTCAAGAATGTAACCATGTGAGATTTTACCATACCTTTTTGCCAAGACATAAAGTTCTCTTGTTCGTCCAATGGCAATGCCGAAATGACATCGTGTATGGGATCGAGCACAATAACTTTACAACCACAGGAGATAATCAAATTCTCAATAGCTGATTGGATATTTTCAACATCACCATCACGATCATCTACTAAATAGAAACGAGGATTACCATCTTTATCATTAAACAGATCATACTCTTTTTTCTTTACTTCTTCACTATCTAATAACTCCATAGCAGTGTCCATGTCAAGTAGTTCAATCTTCTTGGATATGTGTCGTGATAATAACTTAATACCATACTGACCACTAGTACTTTCTAACGTAACAACTCCTACTTTGTGTGGACTATTGAATAACATGTAATAAAGTATTTCGTCGGTTATTGTGCTTTTGCCTGTACCACTGGCACTACCAAGGTTTACGATTCGGCCTAAGGGTATACCACCAGCCATCATGTCCTGTAATTTATGCATGAATGGAGGTAATGGGATTTTCTCTGTGTTCATTTCTGAACGCATTTGAGAAGAAATCTGATTACTCGCTACTACACCGACAGGTACATACAATTCAGCGTTATAGAAGTCCTGAATATACTCTTTCTGTTTACCTTTTTCAAGATACTCATTATGATCCTTGTATCGAAGTTTCATAATCTTTACTTTACTTTTCGGCAATACCTTGATAGCTTCAGCTTGAGCATCCTGCCCAGCTTTATCTGAATCGAATGCACAGATGACGAAATCAAATGTGTTGAAAAATTCATATTGAGCGGCAATTTGCTTCTTTGATTGTGCTCCAGTAGTAGGACTAACTACAGCAATTTCAAAGTCAGAACCTTTACTAGTATTGTATTCCTTCATGATCTGGTAAGCTGACAAAGCACAGAGCTCTCCCTCTGCGAGAATTACATACTTACCACCACGATTAAACCTGAACTGACCGAACAACTGGCAATCTGCACCTGTACGACCGATACTACGGAAATCCTTTGGTACTGACCTGATCTTATAACCTGTCAATTGACCGTCTTGTGTACATGGATAGAACTGTTCGTTTACTTCACCGTCATCATCGAACTTATGACGAACAAGAAAATACTTAGTGGTTTCATCTGATAATCCACGGAACTCATTACATTCTGTTGTAGCGTCTTTCTTAATCTCTTGTGCTACCTCTGGATCAATTACTGGTTTACTTGGTTTAACTGGTGTTTCATCTTGCATAACTTCCTTTCGTTTTCTTGGTTTCTTTTCGTTTAGTAGTTCTTTGTATTCTTCGGATAGTGTAGCGTGCTGACAAACCCAACAATAAGTACTGTTGTCATCATACACTGCTTTACCATCAGAACTACCACATTCTTCACAATTTGTGTGTCGGATAAATGCAGCTATATTACTCTCCTTTAATTATTTAACCCTTCTTCAAAAGATAGGAATTCCCGATCACCTTGAAGCTAATTGTACTGTCAGTCATTGCTTTATACACATAACCTTCACGAATACACTTAGGATTTACAACTGACATACCATCAGCATCCTCTAGGAGATCACTAACAGTACCTACAAGCGTTCCAAAACCCTTCAGTGGTACGTGAGGTAGTCCTAGCTGTTCTACGAGCTTCCAGCGTTCTTCTGGTAGTAAGTAACAACGGTTATCAATGTCATAGATATCAAACACAGCTAACCGCTGATCATCTAACTGATAGAGATTACCATTGATACCTGAACCATAAATTTCACCTTGTACTGCTAGGTTACGACCATTTTGTTTAATCTTTTCAATAACATTGTGTTGGTTCGCTAGTTTCCACCATGTATTATCCAGATCATCCTTAAGGTCCAAGTTACGTGAGCATACACCAGAGGTTTCACCATTTACGTAACAAGTAATGGAACTACCATCTAATTTTTCAGTTACTTCAAACAGTAAATTATCTGCTTGATACTTTTCAATATCACGACGAATATTCTGTACACGTTCTTGATCTGTTTTAGGAATAAAACTAGGAAAGTTACCCTTAGCATTAGCTGCCATAAATTCAGCAGGAGCTTCCCACTTAAGTATACCTAGAAGTTCAGTAACATCAGCACCTTCATTTGTCAGATCAACATCTTCGATTTGAGCGTGAACAGTTACAGGTAAAATCAAACCTTGGCTGAGTTGTTTCTTGAGCTTTACTGTACGTAGACGCTCACCTTTAACACCCATGTATTCCCGTGGTTCTTTACCCTTGGATAGAAATGGTGCTAGTTCAGTCGGAACCCAAGAATCAATTTCTAAGAATACCACAAGAGAATTTACTTGAAATTCACCAACCTTGGATACAACCCACCAATCGTTAATACGATAAGCGCAGATTAAGTCTGCTTCAGGGATTGGTTTAATTTCAGCTACACGCTGGATGCTTGCGAGTTTACGTTCAGTCATTTGTATTCTCCATCTTTTCTAAAGTGTTTAATGTTGTGTTTTACTAAATATCGTCTTTGTCGATCACTTGTACCAATATAAGGGTAAATTTCGTGCTGAACATATGGTTCAGAATCTTCGTTGATTTTCTGTACAGCTTCCCATATTCTTTTTTCATAATCGTTACAGTAAGGTTTACCTTTGTAGGTCATAACATATCCTTATTTAATCTTCTCCACAGAAAGTAAATTACCAGTTGAACCACAGTATACCATCTTTACGTTAGCATCTTGCTCATTGCTGTTAATTAGACAGGTATTACGAGCGATGTAATAATTAACTTGTTCTTTTGGTTTAACACGGTATTTTGAGTTTAAAGCAAATAATGGCGACTCCACAGCATGCCAATTTACTCCATCACCTGATAGAACCTGAACATCCTCACCATTAGCCCAAGCGATGATAATATCAGCATGTTTGCGCTTTTTACTAACAGGTTGTACTGGTTCTTCTACTAGTGTATATGCATTAGGTGATAAATCAAATACAAAAGGACCAGTAAAACCATTATAAATAAATCGTTTACCTTCAGCTTGTGCTTGAAGTAATTCCTTTTGTGTTTTGTAATTGTGGTTCATTGTTTATTACTCCTGTAAGTTAATTCGTCGCTAAACACTTTGCGAATACGTTCTTGTAAATGTTTCTGGGTCTTCAGTATAGCACTGATATGTTCGTCTGTTAAGTCCTTCAGTAAAATATAATGTAATTCTTCTTCACCGTTTTTACCGTAGCTTCCCCATTCGAAATTATCCCTAATCTTCTCGTGAGAATCGGTGGAGTAAACGCACAGTGGTTCCATATTTCCACTGTGACGAATGTAATCTAGTCCACCATCACAAAAACTAAACTCCCCGTTAGCGTCGGTATGACAAACGTAATCATATGTACTACGACTGTGTAAGATTGTACCGTCTTTACAGCGCCATTTATTAACTAGTAAATGTGTCATTCCAAACCTCCGTTTAGTTCTTGTTCAATAATCTCAAAATACTCAGCATCATAATGACTGTCTTCAGAAATCTCATGTTTATGTTGTGCAATGTAAAGTTCAGCGTTTGATTTACTGCTAAACACTCCACGGACTGAAGTTGAATCAGTTTCGTATGCAAGGTAAACATTGTAGGTTACTACGTATACTATCATTTCTATTCCTTAAGTGTTAGCTAAACGGATTCTACTCAGATAATGATTCTTAACTTGCTCTGGCAGGTCAACATAGAAGTTAATCTCTGAGTACTGACCACATATTCCATCTTGTTGTCCTGAGCATAAATTATTTTTATAATAACTGAACTTGATATAGCTGCCAAATGTTCTTAGAGATAAATCCCTAAAAGAAGCACAGGTTACCTCATTGCTATTTTGTTGAACGTACTTATCAAAAGCAGTTTTAGCTTCTGGAAAACTTGAATACAAGTTTAGGATAATTTTCATTTAAGTTCTTTCTCTAGAAGTTCAACTGGTTGATATCCTAAATCATTTAATTGTGAAGCTATTACAGTTTTTGTTGTAGGATGATTAACAATAAGACCATCGGATAAAGAAATAATTACATACATTCTTAACAGATTACCAACATTAGGATTATAACCAATAATCCATTTTTCTTTAGTATTAGGTAACCCCACTACTCTACCAATATAAACATCATTAGCTTCCCAAATAACTTTCATTTTACTGCCTTCCATCCTCGTTGAGCGTTGATTGTAGCTTGACCAATAATAAAAGTCATTTCACTTTTAACTGCAGAAAAACCACCACGAATAAGCGCATCAATGACTCGTTGTAATGCCCAATCACAAAATTCATGGAAATCTTGCTTGTTGTTGTTTTCGTCTTTCATTTTAGATTCCTTTTCAGTTGTTTCTTAGCTTCAGCTTCTATCAATCGAAGATTAATTCTATCACGGTTAATCTGCATTGCAACCTCAGTAGGCTTGTAATCCCAGAATAAACTTCTATCGATTCCTTGTTCAAGATCAGTTTTAGCTATGCGATTGCAGTTATAACCTCTGTTCTTCATTTCGTTACATAATGAGTCGTAACGTTCGCTGATGTACTTTAGCTTGTCAATAAAATGGAGAACATGTCCAGCACCTAATGTATATTCATTAGGAATTTTCTTCTTATGAAGTTCATATTGACACTTACGTGCGAGTGCAAACACACGAACTATCTCACGATATTCTGAGACTAGGTGGCTATAGTGAAGTTCTTCTACTGGTACTACGTTAATTCTTGTCATGTTGTTCCTTAATTAATTTAAGACGATCAATTGTACATCAAAAACAAGAAAAGCTCCCGAAGGAGCCTTAATTATTTTTCAGGACTTTTACCAGTAGCACCAACGTCATGTAGCACAGCTAACAACAAGTTGATACTTTGGATCACCATATGCTGGTGCTGAGGGTGCAGTGCATCCCAAGCTGGTATTCCAACACATGCATTACGCAAATTTTCGTAGTACTTTAGAACGTCCATTTTATTCTCCTTGTTTGTTACGTTGTTTAATCATTGCATCAGCCCACTTATAAGCACATTCTGCCATTCCTGCTATACCGTTGGTAAAACTCGAATCTCCTACAGCAAATCCCTGCATAGCTTTGGCAGCAAAGTAATCACGCAATGTCATACCTCCTACTATTTCATTCGGATATGATGGACTAAATGAAATAGGAAATGCTGTTCCTCCGTTGTCAATCATTATTCACCCCGCTTAAGTTTACGTTGTTCGTCATAATTTCTTTTCTTACTTTTCGATTTACCATCTGGCGCGCCCTTGTGTTCTTTTGTTTTATTCTTACTCAACTTCGAATAATAACCCACACCACCAAACTCCAGTTCATCATCAATAAAACGAGCGTAACCAGAAGTTTTTACTTTAGACATATTACAGTTTACCTTCCTTCAAATCCCGGTTTAATGCTTCAACCATTTCAGCACCTTCTTCAAAGCTCAGATCAACTTCTACTACAGTAATAAGTTCACCTTTCTTATCCACAGCTACAACGTTAACCAACGTGCGATCAGCAATTGATCGTACTAGAGTATGTGCGTAAATCTTTTTATTGATGATCTTGATATCAGTTTGTGTACCAGTCTTGATTGGAGCGTATTGTGTAGTCATTGGATTTCCTTTAAGTTAAAATGAATCGTGTCAGTGTTACTGTAATTATCCTGCACATGACACCTGAGTTGATCTTCATCTTCAGTTGAATTGTACATCAAATAATCCTGATCTATTGGTTTTTCTTTAAGTTTCTTTCTTGGCATGTAAACGACGGTTTTACTCTGGTTTGATTTGTTTTGTTTGTTTAACTGCATTAATACTTCCCTACTTTAAAAATACGATAACGTTTATTATTTATCTTAAGATACAAACCTGCATATTTCCATAGCATTGGAGAGTGCCATATTAGTTTAATTGTCGGTAGATTCATTCTTGTTTTCCTTTCCTGTTGTATTCTTTGACCCTGTTCTGCAATGATTGAGATACCTTAAGCCTCATTGTAACACTTTCTGGTGTTTCTTTCATGATACCTTCCTTTAGATCATAGTTCATAAAAGATTTATTAATACTAGGCATGAAAGTACCGAAGTTATTCAAGGTTACTTCATGTTTTTCTTTGACTAACTTTTCGATTACTTCAGTAAAGATTGTAAGGAAATCTTCGTATTCGTATTTGTGATATGCATCACTATGTTTATTTAGTTCTTCGATTAATTGTTTCTGGTTGATTTTCATTTAACGTCCATTTCTTTTACGTAGTAATCTTGTCCGGGATCACTGCTTTTGCACATTAGTTCTAAGCAGTTATCCTCAGCGTTTTGTTTTTCTTGATACAAATCAATAATACATTCGAAGAAATCACAACCATTAAAATAGTTACTAACTAAAGCATAGACTTTCATATTAATTTACAAATTCTATAACAGATGTATTCAGTACACCATGAGGGATTACTTTAAGTTTACCTTTTACATAAAGTTTGAAGCAACCATTGTTATTTAAAATATTAATAATAATATCAGCGCATTCTTCTTTTGTTTTATCAATACTATCTGAAACAATCAGACCATGATTAGCTGTTTCTATTACTAATTGCATATTAACCCTTCACATCATTAGCAGACTGATGCCATTTAGTGAATGGAATTACTACTGGTACTGCAGCATTCGGTAGTAGCATCTTAGGCCAGTCTTGGAATTTAGTATCCTTGGTTGGAACTACGATTAATTCTATCATTTTTATTCCTTACTGTGGATTTTAACTTCTTTTAGTTCCTTGGTTTCACCGTCGAATACTAGTTCTAGTTTGTTGCAGAGAAGTAAATGTGTGTATTTAGAATGATAAACATATTCCATACCATACCATGCTCCATCTACACCATGAATATCTTTACTGTTGTCACTATACAACCCAATAAACTTGGAATAATCTGGCTTTGGTTTAACGCGGTAACTAACTGCAGGAATCCACTCTGGATCATTGTTTTCCACATCTGTCCATTCATATTTCCAGTTCTGAAACTGAATAATAGCACCCGCAGCCCAAGCGCGGATTAATTTTTTGTGTTTATGTCCTGTTTGCATTTAAGTTCCTTTATTGGTTAATTGGTTAATTGAATTGTTCAACTTCTACACCTGCTGATAACAGTAATTCTACACCAGTTTTTTCTCTGTACAACTCAGAATAAACTAATTTTTTGATACCAGCATTTACCAACATTGCACTGCAAGGTACACACGGTGACAATGTTGTGTAGATTGTAGCTCCAAAGCATGACACACCTTCCTTAGCAGCTTTAAGTATAGTGTTAAGTTCTGCGTGCACTACCTCATTTTTAGTAACATAGTGACCAAGGCCTGTAGCATCCATTTCACACTCATTAGAACAGCCTGTAGGCGTTCCGTTATACCCACCGAGTACTACCCCATGTTCTGTGACTAAACACGCTCCTACCTGCTTACGTTTAGCCTTGGATAGCTTTGAGTATTGAATAGCAATACCCATGTATAAGCTATCGTTTTCTTGTTTAGTTGGCATGATTATTCCTTAGAAAAACCATAGAGTTCTATTTCAGCTTTTTCTCTAGCTTTACAAGCATCTTCGAAGTTATCAAAAATACCGAGATATTTGTTGACACCATATTGAGAAATAGCAGCTATATATTTACCTCGTCTTTTATTAAAATGAACTCCAGTTTTTCCTGACTTATTACTTGATAATAAGCGTTTATTAAATCCTTGTTCAGTGGTATCAGACCATTTACAGTTTTCTTTACAGTAATTTGAATTGACATCAATTCTATCCAATTGTAGACCTTCTGGTCTTTTACCCATATCTTTAAGAAAATTATTGAAATCTTTCCATTCTTCTATATAGGATATACCTCTCATTCCATAAAATTCGTACGAAGGGTTATTAGGATTATCACATCTTGCCTTCATTCCAGACCAAATTATATACTCTGTTGAATTAGTTAAACCATGAGTTTTGTGTTTAGTAGGAGCTACTTCTATACTTAGACAGCCACATGATTTTGTGTTTAATCTAACTAAAGAATCACTTGCAACTACACAATAATTACCACATTCACAAATACATTTCCACGCAACTCTTCCATATTTAGTATTTGCACTTCGTTCCAATACTGTTAATCTTGAAAATTTTTGTCCTGTTATATCTAACAATTTTACCATCTCTATCTCCAATTAATTTTAATCTCTATTAAATACAATATATGTTATTACTATAGCAATTACGCCAACTGATGCAAAGAACAGTAGTTTTTCCTTGAAGTAAGACGAATCCAAAGGGTTCGGATTCTTGTATTCTTTTTGATCTTGATTCATATTAGCCTTTCAAATATTCCATTCTGTAGGATCAACCTGCACTATACCACAATCCGAGGTGTATCTAACGTACTTAACGCCTGTTTCAACAATAGCTATCTTACAACTAATGCAAGGGCAAGCATTAGCCATTGTACCATCCTTATTGAACCTTTGTACCAACAAAGAATGAACCTTCCTGTTTCTACTTGCCAATAAACACGCGACTTCTGCGTGTAGAAATATTCTTAGTTCCGACAAACCAGCTTTAACTGAGAGTTCCTTTTGCCAAGGGTTGCTCTTGGTATACATGTTTGTACGTGTAGCTATGATATTCCCACGTTTATCAAATGATGAACAGATCAGTTCAAATTTACTACGAGCAGACAATGTTGATTCCTATTTGTTTAAAACTAAATTATACCAAACCACGCTTGAGTACAGCCTGAATTTTGGCAAGTTTATTCCGTTGCTTACGTGCCTTGTCTGTACGCTTAAAATAAAGTTCAGACCTGTCTTTATCACTTGATTTGAAGCTTTCAGCCACATGTTTGTAATGTCCAATAGACCACTCAAGAGCTTCCAGTTCAGTCTTCAACAGAGCAACCAAGGATTGTACTTGTGCTTTACTAAGACCTTGCTTTGGTTTGAAAGTTTTAACGCGCTTTGTCATACGAGGTACTTTTGTGTCGATCATTTCAAGCTCCTATAAAAATATGATTACCAATGATAACATGCTTAGTACCTTTTTTACTAAACCTCGGAATCTTTTTCAAGCTAACCGTATGATAGAACACGTACTCCTTATCCAGAACAGGTTTAAATGATCCTACAGCAGCTTCAAACGCCAGTTCCTCTATGGTAGCCTTAACTCGGTGTTCCGAGGGCTTATACGTCGGCTTAACTATGTTCTTACCACCGTTTAAATAACTGAACTGATACGGTTGTTTGATCACTGAACAGAAATCACTTGGATAGTCTTTATGTTTGGTACGATTTACAATCACTGACAATACAGCTTTGATTCCTTCCTTTGGTTCTCCCCTTGCTTCGGCATGAAGGGCTGAATTTAGGCACAATACTTGTTTGTTTACTTCTGATACCTTCAGCTTAGATACGGCAGGTTGTTCTTTATGTAGTGATGCTGGAAAAATTGAAAATAGCATAAATATATAAATAGTAAATAAAAATTTCATGGTTTATTTCTTCGTTCAAGTTCGTCGGCAGTTTTAGTGTAACTTTCAGTTAATTGTTTAATCTGAATGTGTTGTAAAAGATTTCCACCGTAGCTCATTTGTGTTATAGCACGAGTAAGACTGTCGATGTATGTTTCATCTAAATCAAGTTCTTGAATTATATCCTGAACTTGTTCATAAACTCTTTCATCTATCAAAGTTACAGCCTGAAGCACAAGTTGTAAAGATTTATGTGCTTCTTCTGGTTTCATCCAATAAGGACGAACAATAGTATTGTCCACAGCTTTTACCTTAGTCCTTAATCTTTGCATTACTTTAGCCTCATTTTGAGACTTTTCCTTATCGGTCCAGTCAGGGTTAATTGGGGTTATTTCTGCGGCTTTCTTAAGAATTTCACCAGAAGTTATACCTCTGGTTGACTTAGCTTTAGCGACAAGAGCCTTCATTGTATCATTTTCTTTTATGTTTTTCTGAACACTTGAAAGATTTCTTTTGCACCAGTCTATGCTACAATTTAGCTCCTTAGCAATTGCTGAATAACTCAGACCTTGTTTGCGTAAAAGTGTAGCTTGCTCTAGATTTATTGTTTTCATATAATTCCTTTGTTGTAGTTATACCTCAATTATACCACTAAACAACTAGAAAAGATAGTGAAATAGTGTAAAAATACACCAATACACCTTTTTGTAGTATTACTTATATAGTGTATAAAAGTGTATAGCACAAATTTGATTATTCGAATATGTTTAGCACAAAAAAACAACACAACTAAAATAAATATTCTGAAGTTTACCGGAGGCTTAAATCTGGGGTACAATAACACTTGTGTTGATACTTAGAGTAATCTAAAGTTAAACTTATACTGATCTTATGTTTTATTACTTTTAGATATTTATACTTAAATAATTTATAACTTACTATACTTTAGTTAAATCCTAAGTTAATCTTAGGTTATACTTCAGTTGTAACTTAGGTATAGCGTAACTTAAATAAAGTTCAATTTTTAATTTAAAACATCAAAGTTTGTGCTAGAATTCGTTCAAGTAATCGCAAGAATACTCTTATCATCTTAACTTAACAAAGGAAATCATGACAACTCAACCTAACCGTTTTATCACCCGCTACAGCGCATTTAAACACAAGACAGCTACCAAGGTATCAACCTTTGCTATTCTGCTCGTTGTAGGCTGTTCTATGCTGTCTGGAGTAGCTAATGCCAAACCTAGCAGTGATGTTAGTAAAGAAGAAATGTGTTATATGGCTGGTGATTTAGCTTATACAGCTACGACTAAGAAAGATGAGCAAAAAGCTATTGCTGTTTTTGATAAAATCATCAATCAACCAAATCAATCTCCTGCTACAGTAGCTTACGTTACAATGGTTAAAGAACTTGCGTACTATGGCTTGAATAAACAAGGAGTATTCCAAGGTGATCGTCTGAAGCAATTGATTCGGTCTAAGTGCTTGAGTATTCATTCTAAGTATTTTGATTAAGGAGTAGCTGTGAAATCAACTAGCATAACACCTAAAATGTTTCTACACATTGCAGAAAAGTATTTCAATGATCCTAATTGTGTTAATCCTTACCTAGGAATTTGTCACCATATCTCTTATGAATTTTCAAAGAACTCTCAGCATTCGAAGTTAATTTACGATGAAATGGATGATTTTCTAGAACAACTAGGGTATATTTATGGATGGTTTACCTCTGAATCGGGTTCAAGGTATACTTCTACACATGAAGCATGGGAATCTCGCGCATATATGTGTATTTTTATGGCAGAGATGTTAAAAGATGGTACACTTAAGAATCTATAGACTAAGGGAGAAAGTTAAAGTGGCTAAATCAATCAAACCAAGCACAAAGATTCTACAAGCAATGGAAATTATCGGTGATCGTAAACTTTGGACTAAGAATGCAATTGCTAAGGATAAAAATGACCGTATTGTTAAAGTCAATGACAAAGATGCTGTGTGCTTCTGTTCTATTGGAGCTTTAGATAAAGTAAAAGCTTCATATCAAACTAAAGGGTATCTATCAGGAGCAGTGTTCCATGATACTTATGGTTACAGCTTTAATGCAATCGTTGATTATAATGATGCTCCTGAGACTAAACACAAGGATGTAATGAACCTTTTCATGACCGCTGCTTTCTTGGCTTTATCTGAAGGGAAATAATAATATGCACTACAACCGTTTTGATGAAATTGAGTACACATGTATTAATGACTATGTACATCACATTGATATTCTGCTTAAACAAATAGCTGAACTTGAGGAACAACTCAAGAAGTATGAACCTGTTAAGCAGAAAGTTCCAGCGTTGTTTAAACCTATGGATAATATTGTATGACACCACAAGATTCATACAATAAAATAGACCGATTCCTGCGTAACAATCTAAACGACGATGATTACGCTGAGTATTCTGAAGCGTTGGATTATATGTATCTAGTACCACAAGGTTGGAAATTAGTACCAGTAGAACCAACACAACATATGTGTAATAAAGCATATCAGAGGTATCAAGACTGGAGATATCATTCTGATGGTTCACCATATAATTTAAATGGCTATAAGGAAATCTACAAAGCAATGACTTCTGCAGCACCAGAATTAAACCAAAATGAACAGAAATAACAAAAACGGATACTCAACCACAGAACAACAAACACATGAAATAGAAATAAACAATAAGACCTATTCCATACAAGTAGATGTTACATTGTTCGTAAAACCACCGGACTATGCCACATGGGATTCTGACTACGATTTTTATGGTTATACGGAAGTTCAGAACATAAAGATCATAAATATTTTTACTGAAGATGAAAACGGAGAAATTGGAGAAACAATTGAGGTACAATTCAGTCAGTTATCCAAGCAAGTGCAGAAAGAAATTAATGCTGCTTTGGATGTTTTAGTACTAGAGTAAACAGGAGATTAATATGATTGTGAACATTACACTATGCGACAAATGCTCCGTCCAACTAACCAAAGAAGGTGCAGAGTATCTGTCTGGTATCAATATCAAAGGTAATCTGCTCATGAAAAGTTTGTTTGCTAATCCGATTGAACTACCAGTATATACAGAAGGTGAAATTTTTCATAGCAATCTGAAACATATTGCAGAAATTTATCTGAAGACTCATGAACTTGGGTTAGAATCACCGTTTACTGATACAATTCAAGTTGAAATTAAATAAGGAAATATCAATGAACAATAACACCCTACAATTAGTCGCTAGTGCTACTGTTGCTTTGCAAAGCACAAGTGATATGCTAGTTAAACAAATGCAGGAGATTGTACGTAAGACTGAACTGTTAAAACAAGCGTTGCATGCTCTTGGTCTTAACCGTGTAATGGCTCAAGATGCTAACGGGGATTACACTAAAGAAGTTACTCCCAAGATTCAGGTTGCAACAATCGAAGCTATTGAGAAGGAACTATCACTATGACTTGGCGCGTTAATACTCTACCAAAAGACTGCATTGAACTGTATAATCTATCAGAAGAAGGTGGTCCGGTTATTCGGTGTTATCCTGATGGTAGTATTAATCTATCTGAGATTCCTCAGTATGGTGGAGAGGAAACTGATCATGGGTTATTTCCTACAATAAACTCTGCAATGGATTTCTGTAAAGATTGGAATTAATTATGAGTAAAATTTACACTCCAAATAACTGGCAAATTATTCATGGTCAACCTAAAGATAAAACCAAAGGTTATTACAGAATCATCGCAGGATGGTCCGGTAGTTATATGTATGGAACTAGCTGGAAAGTTAGCTCTGGTTGTGAACAAGTGTTTGATCTTGGAGATAGCTGGAAAGTAACGCAGAGTTCAGGTAGCGTTTATAATTTAAGTAAATCTTCGGAGTATTCTAGTGTTGCAACAGCAGGAGTACTAGAGGCTTTACAGGAGCACTATCTTGCTTGTGATATTACTGTTGTAAAGATGGAAAATATTTTGAAGAATTTTGGTATTTATCTCTGATTTAGGTTATACTTTAGGCTTACCAACAAACATGGGAATTAATATGTTTAGACAGAACGACAATAACCTCGGTTACTTCGTGGAGAAAGAATTCAAGCATGAATTTACCTACAGGCTGACTACTGATGAATGGGCATTGGATCATGGGTTTAAACACGAAATAGACTGTGGAGAAATCCGCTTTGGTAACGTGAGTAAAACCAGAGCTTATATTTGTAGTGGTGAAGATGAAGACGGTAGACCTGATGTTGAAACTTGGAATCTATCTAAGCATGTTATTTATTAGGAGATAGGGTGTAAGTGTTGATATATAAAGTATCAAATAATTTTATACGGATTCATTTTCAAATATCAATTATTTTTGTAGGGATTTGAAAAGATTTTGTGGTAATCCTAACCTGAACTCAAATTTCTATTCAAATTTGTATTACAATCTCTACTTGATCAACTAATCCTGAAAGGTAAACCGTGGCTTATATCCAACCTGTTAGCTCTGGTGTTACGGACGAAACCAATGAAGATACGAACGATTGTGCTCTGCGTGCTTATTGCAACGTTACAGGTAAATCCTTCAAAGATGCACAGATTATCTTCGCTAAACAAGGCAGGAAATACAAGAAAGGTACTCAGTATAAAGCCCTGCATAAAATCTACACTAACGCAGGTATGACTGCTGTTTTAATAGGTTATACAAAGCTTTGTAGCTACATTGAGTACATCAGTGGTATGAAGAGTAAATCACCCGCCAAAACGCTTAAAAACATGCTTATTGACCCTCAGTACAGCAAAGGTAAATACGTGTTCTGTACTGCTCGTCACGCATTGGCTGTAATCGATGGTAAGGTGGTTGATACATACGCTAATAAAGAAAGTATTCGTGTTTATTTGGTTTACAGTGTACCTGAGGTTTAACTACCAAATAATTTTGTAGCCTTTTCAAAAAGATTTCTGTAGTAATTTGAAATAATTTTGTAGCCTTTTCAAAAAGATTTCTGTAGTAATTTGAAATAATTTTGTAATTATTCTAAACCGATTTCAAATTTTATTTGGTTTTAATATCGAATATTAATTATGATAACAACTACTGGTTGTTCTTAAGTTTAATAAATCGAATCACTTCAGTTAAATAATCAGTAAAATACTCAATAAAATCAACAATCTTTTGGTGCTTATTGATTAGAATATCGAATCATATCCAAATAATTTCAATCATTGATAAAGGTTAAATGCATGTCTAAAAGTAAATTGAAAGTAGGTGATATCTTCCAGAGCACATCAGGTAATACTTACACTGTTGTGGAGAATCTACCTGACTGTAAATCTAGGGTTAGATTCAATGATGAATTTGGGTATGAAGTTGTTAGTGATAACAGTGTTATACGTAGAGGTAGTCTAAAGAATCCGTATTATAGAAAGTTATTCGGTAAAGGTTACTTCGGAGTGGGACCGTATAAGAGTAAGATGGGTTCAACAACACAAGGGTTTGCGAATACTAAAGAGTATATGGCATGGATTAACATGTTGTCTCGTTGTTACTACGAAAAGTATATCCAAAGAAATACTGGTAATAAAGTGTATGAAGATGCTGAAGTATGTGACGAATGGTTAAATTTCCAAACTTTTGCAAAATGGTTTACTGAGAAATATGTTTATACTCAGCTTAAAGAACATAATACTAAAGTTGCATTAGACAAAGATATCCTTGGTGAAGGTAGTAAATTATACAGTCCAGAAACTTGTGCTCTTGTTCCTGTTGAAATTAACACTGCTTTAATTGGTTGTTCTGGTGTATTATCAGGAAAAGGTAAAATTACTTGTAGATTAACTAAAAATGGAAAGTACTCCATTACTTTGACCAATAGAGATGGTACAACTCGTGGTGTTCAAGGTCTTAATTCAGTAGAAGATTGTTTGAGTGTTTACATGGAGCATAAACGAATTGTATTAAGAGAATTAGCAGAAAAATATAAACACATTTTAGAACATAAAGTTTATGAGAAATTAGCTAAGTTTTAGGTTTAAAAAGGTCAAATGGGCTATGTAAAATATAATTAGAGTGTAATTTTATTCAAAAGTCCAGTTACCAAAATTAACTAGAAAGTCGCCCTATAAGTTGATTTGCAAAGCCGTAGCACCATATGTCAATCATAGTTTCGCCAACGATATAATATCAAATCATATAATATCAAACGATAAACTATCTTTTAATATACTATTAATTTAATAACAAAGTAGAACATAAGGGTATATGACCCGATAGTCTAGTATTTAAATGTATGGTTTAGTCTATTAATAGACTGTTCAGTAATAATCTGGATTGTACAATAAGTGACTAGCTAGTAATATTATCCTTTAGTTTGACAAGGTTAAGCAATCGCTTGATTGCGCTTGTTATGATTTTATGTTACTCGCGTGCGTATGCGTGCGCGCTTTCATTCCAGTGCAGCAACGTTTATAGCAGGGTTAGCGCTGCAACACGATAATTTGGTTATTTTTCGTAGACCTGACGGTTTAGCGTTTTTATTGTTAGAATAAACACATGCCAAGCAATACCGCATAGGCTAACCAAAGGAAAATTTACTATGATGCAAGCTGTTTATCCCTCAAAAAAAGCACTTAAAGAATCAATTGGTCAACCATTGAAATACAATGAAACTTCATTCTTTGGCCCAGAATACAAACCCGACGGTAAATTTTGCGTTGCAGACTATTCGCCTAAGCGCAAATGGTTTGCACAAGTGACAATGAAAGAAGGAAAAATATTCAAGGTGGAGTAAAAATAAGTTCACCCTAGGTTAAAATCTAGGGTACAATTAAAATTCAATCAATTAATTAGGTAAATATCATGCGTTCTGAATACTCGGCAAACGAACAAATGGCAACTTCTAAAATTCGGGTAAACTATACGCCAGTGAAAGCAACCAAAACACAAAAGGCTTTTCCGTGGGTTAATCTCGGTCTGTGGCTGGTGGTGTTGCCTATGGTGGCAAAGTTTGCAAGTTAAGGTGATACCATGTTAAAATTAGGTGATAATGTAAATATATCAGATTCTTCAATTGATTGTCCTACAATGCAAGGGATAATTATTGACTGTTTATCTTGCGAGGAATTTGAAATTATGTATCATGATGGAGTAGAATATACATTCGGATTATTTTATTCATCTGATTTAACCAAAAGTGAAACACAATGGAATTCTCACAATTAATCGATTTTGTGAAAGATGAATCCGAAGGGTTCAGATTCATGATAGAATATATGGACTACATCAAGGTTTATTTACTTCAACTTAAAGGGCAATAAAATGAAAACGCAAGCATACAATGAAGATAAACGCAATCAAGGTAAACCCTCGCGTGATAGGAAACAACAAAGAGAAAATAAGCGACAATTTTAAGCGAAACAGTAAAATAGTGTGGTACACTAAAGCTTCATTCAATCAAGGAAATAAGATGTTTAAACCTGAATACATCCAAGAAAATTATTTGTTATTTGGCTATGCTGGTACACTGGAAATAGTGTACAATCGTTTTCGTAAACTAGGAAAATCCTGTACTATGGCGCGAATCATGGCGCATCAATTAATGATGGTAACAATAAAATAAAATTAGACTGATAAAATCTTATGATACAATAGGGTTTTATCGGGGTAATTTCACCCAACATTAAATAGGTTTTAATATCATGAAATACGTTTCTACATTGATGGTTTCTGGTTATTCGTTCTCTACTGTTAAGGTAGGCCAGTGGATTAAATTGTGCGATGGTGCAACTGGCCAATACATGGGGACTACTGCTCAGGGTGTTGACGTTATCAATTGGAAGAAAAGCACTAAATTTGATGCTACAATGGCAAAAGCGAATAAGCCTCTGCGCAAGTATGCTAAAATCTATGGTGCAAAGTAAATAGAATTTCAGTTTAACCCCATAGTACAATTGTGGGGTTAGCCGGGAATTTTCCCTGATGGTAACTTAGGATTAAACACCATGCAAACCCTTACAGTAAACGAACAAGTTATTAGTGTATTGTCTAACGCTGGAATTAAATTCAATATTATTCCCGCTGGTTCTGGATTAAAGCGCGACAATTGGGAGTGTGATGGCTGGATGCTGCAGTTGCATAAAAACAACAATACTCAAATGTTTGAATACTATACGGGTATCGGGCATCGCGAAGTATCCAAGGTCGATGCACAATGGATTACCCGCGAATTCAATTCAGGCAAATTCCCTCGTGGTAACTTTAAACATAAGATGGAACAGTATACAAAACCTGTAGCCCCCGAAGTATGTGGGATTATCCACACCTTGAATCTAGATTCGCAGGCATTGGATGAATCATTCCCTAGCTGGTGCGACAATTTCGGGTATGACTCTGATAGTTTGAAGGCATTAAACGTGTATAATCAATGTTGCGATACTGCAAAGAAATACTATTCTATTGTTGATCGTGCAACAAGGGAAGCATTGGAAGTTATACTCTCGGACTATTAATTGATTGATTAGGTGATAACATGGCACAATTTAAGCTTACGGTTGATATGGATAATGCGGCATTTTCTGACCAATATGATGGAATAGAATTATCTCGGATTCTTCGCATGGTAGCGCAGAAAATCGAGGATAATGGTATCCCTTGGATGTATCAGAATATCAAGGATATCAATGGTAATGTTGTCGGCAAGTATGCACAAAAAGCAGAGTAATATAATGAAACAAATTAGACCAAAATCCAGCCTAAGTAAACAGTCTAAGCCTGTTTCCTCTGTAATATATCAAGGCCCTTCATTGATTGATGGTAAACCAATTGTATGCATAGCTATTATTAAAAGTGGCAATATCAAGACAGGGAATGCCATTCAGACCCACATCATAAGAGCCGATATATCCCCTATGGATGCCAGCAAGACCGGGGAGGACTATTCTATATGTGGGGATTGTATCCATAGGGGTACGCCTACAGATAACCCGAACAAAAAACAGGCGGTTAATCGTTCGTGCTATGTTACGTTATATCAAGGGCCTACGGTCGTATATAAGACGTTTAAACGGGGTGCTTACCCTATTGCAAGCGTAGAGGATATTAAGGCTATTGGCAAAGGTCGTATGGTTAGGCTTGGCAGCTATGGTGACCCTTCGGCAGTACCCCAAAATGTATGGGATGCATTATTGACTGATAGTGTCGGCCATACAGGTTACACTCATCAGCATAACGCGAAGACGGATTATTCTAGGCTGATGCATAGTGCAGATAGCAAAGAACAGGCAGAACAGGCGCATAGTACAGGCAAACGTACATTCCGGGTAATACCCGTTAAAGTATGGGAAAATCAAGGTAAGGCTTCATTATTGCAATCCGAGATTCTATGCCCTGCTAGTAATGAGGCAGGGAATAAGGTAACATGCATTGACTGTAAATTGTGTGTAGGGTCAAGCATCAAGGCTAAGTCTATTGCTATCGTGTCGCATGGCACTGGTAGGAATATGCTTAACGTAAAGGGTGATAATGCGACAGTCTAAACGTAAGCAATCTAGCGCTAATCTAGCATGCTATGGGGCTTTGTTTCATGTTGTAATGGTGATAGGTGTGTTGATTGCACTAGATGTATGGTTCATATGCTCAGTGTGGTTTAAGGGATGCATACCCTAGTACTAGCGCTACAGCACGATAATTTGGTTATTTTCCATGTGTCTGACGGATTAGCGTTTTTTATTGTTAGAATTCATACATGCACCGGGAATCGTCCTAGTGCAAATAAGGAAATCAAAATGCAAGTAAACACTAAGACTCTAATTACAAATATAGCGATCAGTGGATGGGCCGTCGTGCATGGTAAAGCAATGTTAAAATCAGCTAAAGAACTAGCGTCAACTGGGTTGTTCAAATTAGTTCCATCTACTATAGGTGGTGTTGATTGTTATATCATTAAACTAACAATAGAATGCAAGGAATAACCCCACAATTGACAAGGGATTAATCATCCCTTACAATGTAACTTCATTCAATCACTTAACTAAAGGTTTACCATGTTGACAACTACAGTATACAATCAGTCCAACGCTACTATTACAGGCACGTACCACACGTATAAGGGTGAAGGCATAACGGTTGAATTCATGGGTAGTGCATTGGAATGTGAGTGCTACATGAATGGAGTTTATCAAGCGGATGATGGCACCAATGAAGTGCAGCATGTTACTATCAGGGATAAAGTGAAGATGGCAACTCCAGTATCTACGGGCTTTGCATTGCATAATGTCTGGGGTAGTGTGGTGCAAG